CTGAATACCCGCCAAACATACCGCAGATTAAACTAGGAAATCCCTGCATCGTAGTTCCTCCATATGCGGAAACGACAGCATGGATATTGCTGATTCGAATTTATAAAATAAGGTCGTCTGAAAAATTTTCAGACGACCTTATGAATACAAAAAAGGAATAATAATCATGACAAACCAAAGTAAGCCTGGCTGGTTATTACGAGTAAAAGAGAAATTAAAATGTAACTGGTTATTATGGGCATTAGGCGGATTCGCTGTTTTATTTTTTGCTGTTGCCTTAGCATTTTATTATTTGAAATTTAATATATCACCTATGTTTTGTAATTACTCCACATGGGAAGATTTCATTAATAATTCACATACAAACTCCTTCATATTAGACAATTTCCTAGCCAAGCTTTCTAATGATCCTGCCACATGGGGAACATTCGGTGATTATCTGGGCGGTACGCTGAACCCCATCATCAGCTTCCTAGCCTTTATCGGCCTGCTCTACACCATTCATCAACAAGCGCAAGAAATGAAAGCGACGCGCGATGAATTAGAACGTACAGCTGAACAACAAAGCCGCCAATCAAAGATTTTTAATCTGCGACAGTTTGAATCGACATTTTTTTCTTTGTTGAATCAGCATAATAAAATTATTGAGAAACATTTTTTCACAAGAACCATTTGAGCAAAACATTTATATAAAGTTTTCGGTCTCTTTGGAGCAAATTATATTTATTATTTTCATTATACTGAGTTTATTATATCTTATTTTTTAGCATGAATTCAGAATTTATAGAAACTATTACAGAAGAATGGATTTTGTCCCAAATGGAAGAATTAGGTCTAAAACGCAAAGACCTAAAACAGGATATAGGGCTGGATACTGTATATCTTTCTTTATTTTTTGCAAAGGAAGATAATCCGAGAAAAATACACCTTTCAAAGACCACAAAAGCCATGTTTTATTATTATTTTGAATGGAAAAGAAGTGTTCTACAAAAACGAAGCAAGACTATTTAGATTGTTCCTTACAGGTTTTTTGAAATCAAAGTAACAGCGCATTAGTATCATATCTCTATAATCAGGAGAACGACCTAAATTCTGTTTTATACTCTCTTTCCCTAAAAGCGTAACGACATCAGTATCTGGAATCCGCTCTATTGTATCCAATTCTTCTTTTATATATTCTTTCTGCTGTTCAGATAGTTCAGCGGAGATATACATTTTGTTCTCATTGATGATTTTTTCAGCCAAATAGACCAGCATTTGAGTTTGCAAGTTTCTGTATTTGGGAGTGTCTTTTCTTCCCTCGCTGACTTCTTCATCAAAAGGTCGTGCGTTATTCACAAATCCTACCACGCCTAAATTATCAACCACGCCACCACCTACACCATCGGCATCCACAACGCAATTAGATTTAGGAATATTATACCTGCTTTGCAGTGTTTGTATACAGGATTGTATTTCGGTGGTTTTACTTATTTCAAATTCGTATACTTCTACAAGTTCCCAGCCTTCCCAAACACCAATAACAGCCTTGTCAGAACCGAACCTTGCTACATCGGCAGTGATGTATTTCTCTTTTCCTTTTTCTATGTGTGAGTTAGTAAAGGTTTCTAAAATCTTATCGTAGATACAAAGTTTATATGGGTTATCATCATACTCCCAATTACCTTTCAAAAGCCTTTCTTTCTTTGCTTTGTCTGATGTACTTTCCAGCTGTTCTATATAGTCTTGACCAATAAATGGGTTTTCCTGCACAAAAGCCTGTAAAAATGTTTGTTTTTCTGTGAGTTTTCCCTCCAAAGATGGTTTGTAGAAATAAGAATACATCCAGTTCTTTTTAGGGTTGCAGGTAATGAAGATTTTAGGTGTCAAGTTATACTCATCATTAAGATGTCTCCCTACCCTTGTCTTTAAAACATCAAACGCTCCAAAATTAACCTCTCCTCCTTCTTCTATCCAGCCTCCTGTGTATTCTACCGAGCCGTATCGCTCATACAATGGGTCTCTTGGAAGATATCGTAAATCCAGCATATCTATTTGAGAGCCGTTTTTAAAGCGAATAAAGTTATCCTGTCCGTTGTAGGCAAATTCTGATTTAGGGATGCCGTAAGCATCACAAACCTTATAAAGGGTAATAAGGGTAGACATACGAAGTCGTTTTAATTCTTCCCTGCCTATAAACCATTTTGTCTTTGGAAATGCCAAGCACTGGAATACCAGCCACGAAGCACCAAGCCAGCTCTTCCCTCCTCCTGCTGCACCACCATAAAGAAACTCACGAGTAATATTGTCCGTAAGGATTTTTAAAGCCTGTTCTTGCTTTTCGTTTTTCTTGCCCTCACGAATTGTTATAAAGTCAAAAATCCCACGAGTATAAGCGTGGGTTTTCAAACCTAATGGGTCAATATTACTCAGAATGTTCTGCATCCGTTAGCCCTTTTTCTGCGTTTATCAATTCTTTTATTGTTTGTTTGGAAAGTTTGGAATAGTCAAAATGATTTTTGTTCTCTACTTCCATTTCTACCTCTCGTTTGTCTCGCCACATCTGTGGATTTCTGTTTTTAAGCCAAAATATCTGTGCCGAAGTCTCTGGCGGATAGTAATCTTCTACTTCTATTATTTCTACCTTTTCCTTAGAACCTTCTCCATTTGTTGTCTCTCTAATTTTAATTGGCACTTGTCTTTTTTCCTTGTATCCTACTGCTTTTTTATACAGCATAGATGCTACATTAGAGTCAGCATCCTCTTTTCCCCTTTTTAGGGACTCTAAAAACTCTGGGTATTCATTCTTCCAATTATTCAAAGTCGCTTCTGAAATCTCAAACAAGTTCGCTATTTGAGTATCTGTAAGTCCAGCCAAGCAGTATTTAAAAACCTGCGGAACATGGTATTCTTTATTGTATTTTGTTGGTCTTCCTATATTACTCATTGTCTATCAATTCTGCGAGTTCTTCGCCTTTTACAAATTTAGTATCTCCGTTTAAATGAAATCTTTCTAAAAAGAAGACTTTATTTTCATAGCTGTCAAAAGAAACCATGAAATAAGGGTCTCCTTCATACACTGCGCCTTCTTTTACCTTTTCTTTAATCTCTTTGATTTTTGCTTTCTTTTCTTCATCGGAAGGTTCGTTGCCGCTCTCTGTCTGCTCTTCCTCTCTTGCTGCCTCTTTCTTCTCTGCCTGTGGCTCAAATGTCGGAATATCTATTTTAATATCTATTGGGATTTCTACTTCTACGAATGACAAATCCACTTCATCCAATCCAGCAAGATTTACATCAATATCAGGAATCATTAAAGCTAATTTAGCGTAGTCCATTTCTCCCTGAACAGATTTAGAGTTAAAGAAGATATTTAATTCCTTTTCTGTTTTTAAATCCACATTGACAACTTCCACTTTTATTTCATAGTCGTTATCTTTTGTTTCAGGATTGTATTTATTTACTTCATCTGCTATGGATAGTTTTTGATGTCCTGAAACGAGGTTTTTGGTTTGCTCGTTCCACACCATTCCTCCTATGATTCCGTTTTTCTTTATGTTAGCTTTGAGTTGCTTTCTTGCTTCTTCAGATATTTTGCGAGGGTTGTAGTCAGCAGGAATTATTTCACTTCTCCAAACTATTTTGGTTTCACTTTGTTTTATTTTGTTCTGCATAGTCGTATTCAAATAGTATTCTTTCTACATCAGGATATTCTGCAATAACCTTTTTAAGGTCGTTTGGTTCGTTTTGTCTGCACCAAAGGAGAAAAGACAAATCCATTATATCTGTCCCTTGACTTCTGGTGTTTCCAGTGTTGCCGTATTTAAGTGGTTCTATTAGGCGTTTTTTCTTGATGAAATTTAATACATCTTTATTTTTCCATTTAGATAGAGGATACACCTTTTTTGTCTTCTCGTTGGTTATCTTGTTCTCGTAGCCTCTTAACATTAAGCGCCTGTTTAGACTATCGGACTGCTTGAATCCATATACTGCCCATTCTATACCTGTCTGCTCTATGATTTTATCGGTGATTTTTGACAAATTATATTCAGCATATGGTATCTGTTCTGTATCTGCGATGCCCATTTTTTTGTAATTATAATAGGCGTAATGTGGTGTCTGTATAAATTTAGCATTCTTGTATCTATTTTCAGCCCATCTTATAAACTTATTGATATGGTTAAGGTTTTTAACCATATACATATAAACGCAAATTACCTCTTTAAAATGAGGGCTTAATAATTCAAGTAGAGCGATACTATCTTTACCAGCGCCTGAATGAAAGAGCAAAACCCTTTCTGTTTTTTCAGAAAGAGTTTTGATACTTTTCAAAGTAGAATTTAACAACATTATTTATTATTTTCTTTTACCTAATGCTGTCACTCTTGCTCTGATACCTGAATTTGCAATAGTTCTTTTTGCTCTGGTACTTGGTTTACCTGTACCTTTTTTTGCTGGTTCTGACATAATATTTGAATTTTATTGGTTATTAGTTTTTTTATGGTTAGATATTTATTTTTTCAATGATTTCACCAAGTTCTATACAAAAATTACAATTATCAGTTGTTAGTTCATCTTCTGCATCTGGGTCATGTTCAATAAAAACACCTTTACACTCTACCACTATCTGTGGTGCATTTTTAGAATAACCCATTTGAAATCTTACTGTTTTATATTTTCTTGTATCAACAAGTTGATTTTCTTTGTCAATGACCCCCAACCTTTGAATATAAAACTCTGTAAAATCTCTATATTCTTGCTTTTTTCTGCCTGATAAAATTTCATTGAACCAATGTTTTGTTAATACTAAATATAATTCTGTATTGTTTTTTATTGCCATTTTATTTGTTTTTTAAATCTTTCTATTATTTCTATTATTGTTATTCTGTCAAACTTAAACCCTCGCAAGTAGGCTAACCGCTCTAATTGTTCAAATCTTTCTGTGCCTATTTTCTTTATCAGGCTCTCTCGGTAAGGTATCAAATTGCCGTGTTCATAGAGGTTGCATTGCTGGCATTGTGCATGGATATTATCAAGGTCAAACCGCACGCTACCATAATTACCCCTGCTGAAGTAATGCCCTGCGTTGCATTGGCTTTTTGATTTCAATTTTTTGCATGATATACAAATAAAATCGCCCTGTTCATTTATCGCATCTCTTTGCCTTACATAGGCATTGACGAGCTTTTGGGCTTCTTCTATCAACTTGCCCAGCTTCTTGTTTTTATACTTTTGTATTGTTTTTGCATCTATCACCCTACAAATGTCGCACTAATATAATTATTTTTGTTAAATAAAAGCGGTTTAAAGTGCGAAAAATCAAACTTTTACATTTTAAAAACCGCTTTTTGTGACATTACACTAAATTAAACTTTTTAAAGCATCTAAATTCGTTTACTTCAGTGTCAAAATACACTTGAACAGTGTCATTTTGTTTGCGCTGGTTTTGTTCTGTTTTTGGCATCAAATCAGGGCTTAATGTACCCCACGCCTCGCGAATTTCGCCATTTACTTTTTGAAAGTAAAATTTAACTATTTTAGTCTGCATTTCTTTTTTTAGCTTAAAGTTTGCCCACGCTTTTTTCAAACATTCTGAAAAGCTGAAGCCTGTTTGTTTGAAGAACTGCCAAGCAAGGCTCATAATATTTTTTAGGTTTGTTGTTTTCATTTTGATTTATTTTTAAGTTAATATTTAAATTTAAAAGCCTTTTTGTGACTTGCTTAGGTCGGTTGATTTTAGTTTGAATACTTTTGAGTAAGATATTTTTTTACTTCGCTGGTGTTTTTAAAGTTTGGTAAGCCTTTTTTTAATTCTTTAAAATCTTTTTCGCTAAAGTTTTCAAGAAATTTTTTAAGCTTTTGAAACCCCAGCCCTTCTCTTTCAAACACGAACTGTAAATAAAATTGTTTGCTTCTGCTAAGGCTTTCATATCTTCTAAAACCTAAAGAATATTCTACATTTGGGTTTGGGGTAAAGATTGTCAGCATATCTTTTATTTTTTCTACAACATCATCTGTTAGCTCATAAGTTGTAATTGTTTTCTTTTTCTTGTCTATTGTAGTTACATAAGTAGTTGCCATATCTTTTTATTTTTAATTGTTATACTTTGTTCTATTTTGATGTTGCAAATATATAGGTTTTTCTAAATACAAAGCAAATAAAAATATAGATTTTTCTAAATAATTTATTTAAATAGTTGATTTTCAATAAGAAAAATTTACACAATATATTCTAAATATATAATAATGTTTATTTAGAAAAATTTATATATTTGTAAAATGAAAAACAGAATAAAAGAAATAGCAAAAAGTAAAGGCTATACATTAGATGATATAGCCACTAAAATGGGTATAATATACAATGCCCTATATCAAAGATTGTCTGTGTCCCCAAAACTTTCCACATTAGAAGAAATAGCAAAAATATTAAATTGCCCTGTTCAAGAGCTTCTGCCTGCACCTGAAGGATATGCACATTTCTACGATGACAAAACAGGCGAATGGTTAGGAATCAGAAAAAAATAAACTATAAATACAAAATAATGGAAAAAAGAAAAATTTTACATGAAGGAGTATTAAATATAGGGGATACTATTATACCTTGTTATGTGTTGGAAGATGGCACGAGGGTGTTATCAGGAAGCGCTATGCAAAACGCTTTAAAACTGCAAGATGAAACCGATAATAGGTCTGGAACAAGGCTGGCCAGATATTTAGGTCAAAAGTCGCTTGAACCCTTTATTTATAAGGGGAAAGAACAAGGCCACTACGACCCTATTATTTGTTATAAAGGAGAGCAAAAAATTAACGGATATGAAGCAACTATTTTAGCTGATATTTGCGAAGCTTTTTTGGAAGCGAGAAACACTATTGAACTTTCTACGCGACAAAAAATAATAGCTGACCAATGTGAAATTTTGATTAGAGGGTTTGCAAGAGTAGGAATAACAGCACTTGTAGATGAAGCAACAGGATACCAATATGAAAGAGAAAGGGACGCCCTACAGGTAATTTTACAAGCTTACATTAACGAGGAACTTTTAAAATGGCAAAAAATGTTTCCCGACACTTTTTATTATGAAATTTTCAGACTCAACAAATGGGATTACACGGTAAGGGGAATAAATAAAAGACCAAGTATAATAGGTAAATGGACAAATAAACTTATATACGAGCAGTTACCCAAAGGGGTATTGGAAGAACTGAAAGTAAAAACGCCGAAAAGCCAAG